CCTTCATCAATTTCAACTTCTTCTTTGAGTTGAGACTTATCTACTTTGTCACCAATACTTTGTGCAGTTTTAAGTCTTGCCATTTTTAATGGTGCAACATTTTTGAAACGCTTTTCTAAACTTCTGCGATCCAATCTAAGGTCACGCTCGTCACTGCCCATTGAATAGATTTTCATATCTTTTCCAACAAGAGCATATTTCATCTTTGGTGCTTCGTCTAGTTCTTCTTTATCAACAGACTCTCTTTGATCGAGCTTCTTTGATGCTTTTGAAACACCAGAATATCTATTGTCAACCTTACGAGTTGGAAGTCCTCTATGCTTTGATGCATCAGATGCTTTGCTAATGTAATTTCCAAGAGTTTTTGTAGATAACTCTTTTACTTCATCTTCACCAATTTTAATTTCAGGACGTTGCTTTTTCATAACAGTTTTACCATCAGGGGTTCTGACTTTAACCATTTTTACATCAGCACGTCTTTCTATATCCTCATCAATAATCTTTTGGAAGTGATCATGGCTTTTTGCGGCATCTCGTGTCATTTTAATTTTGTCTTTAGCCATTCTTAGTTTATTAAATTTTCTAAAGAATTTATCGGCATCTCTCATAGAGACTTTAACTTCTTTACCATCGTTAAACTTAACTGCTTTTTGACCGCGCATACTGATTGACTTGCGTAACTGCATAGCAATATGCTCCCCACCTTCCTCTTCGCCGTCCACTGACTTAGGACGACGACCCTCGGTCGCCTCGTCTTCTTCGGTTTCTTCATAAACCTCTTTGTCTTCACCATCTTCGTGGCCAGACTTTTTAGATTTATCTTTTTTTACCTTTGATCCTTTATACACAGCATCATCGTTACCAGCAACATCAGCTGTTTTCTGGATGATATGCTTGTCTTTGAATCCCTTTTCGCCAGCTGTTTTAGGTTCTTCAACCTCAGCTATTAGTTGTTTGAACGTCTTCATTTTCTTGCTCCAGTTCTTGTTCTTCTGGTTCTTCTAAATCTGTGTCATCAACATCATCGAGTTCCATTTCAATATCAACATCCTCACCAGAATCATCATCAGACATTTCTAAACCTAAGGTATCATCAAATACGACATTGTGTTGATTAAAAACTTTATCTGCTACCTCTGAATATTTATCAGAAAAAACATCTTTAAGTCTGTCTTGCATTGCATCATTAAAAGCACTCTTAAATTTGAGTGGTTGATCATTAAACGCAAAATTCATAATTCCTGTTTGTGTATCATCTTCAGCCATGATTATATCTCCTTATAATATATTTATCGCTCATCGTCCTGAGGCACATCTTCATCTCCACCTTCAGCTTCAATTTGTTTGTTGATATCCTCAACATCTTCATCAGATTGGTATAGAACATTTTTTCTAACCCATTCTTGTGAGTAATATCTTCCAACATATTCATCCATGTCTCTTAGTGTTTGAATTCTTTCTCTATAGATTTCTGCATCCTTCATTTCAGTGAAGTGGTTATCCTTTTGGAAATCATAGTTGATAAGATTTTTAATTTCATCAAACTCTTCAATAGACATGATATTTTTTAGAACAAGTTGTTTTTCCAATGCATAGTTAAACAATTGTGTTGCAAACTTTGCTCTAATTCTGTCAATAAACTTGGAGAATTTTAATTCATCTCTACTGATCTCAGATGCTCTACCAAGAGAGAATCCTGTTTCTGGATCTAATCTTGAAACTGGAACATTCAAAGACTTGTATAATTTCCTTTGGAAATATTCTACATCATCCATCTCTCCTAGATTCTGACCACCAGGAAGAGTAGTAATCTCTGTACCTCTTCCACCCTCTCTACGAGGAAGCCAGAAGTCTTCAAGCATTGTCATATGCTTGCGATCATCTCTAACTTCACCAGAATTAGCATCATACACAAGTCTGTTTTTATGTTTGACCATCATATCTCTTAGATATTGTTCGGCCTTCATCTTTGGAAGATTACCAACATCAATATAAAAGATACGGCGTTCCGGTGCTCTTGAAATTCTATAAATTACAGATGCATCTTCAAGTGTTCTTAATTGGTTCAATGGTTTAATTGCTTTATGCAAATATGACAAAACCAGTTGATTGTTTTGATCCATTAAACCAGATACGCAATGTAGAATACTGTCCTTTGCAATCTTTAATCCTCGTTGGCCCGGTGCAGAAGTACCAGAACTGCCTGAGTAGGATCCTTTAGCTAAGAAACCTTTTTCGTTAAAGATGTAGTATTCATTTTTAACAGTAGTAACAGATACTTGAGAATCTTTACCGACTCTCTTTTTCTTTACTTCTTTGATCTTTTTGATTTTACGAGGATCAATATATCTAAGTTCTTTGATACCAGCTCTTACATTTTTTTCGTCAATAATAGCATGGAAGTATAAACGACCGTCAACATACCACCGACGGAAAATATCATATCCTCTTTGAGAAAACTCTAGTAATGAAAGGATCTCTTTAAATTCTTCTCGGATTCTTTCTTTGAGATTATCGGACATCTCATCGATTCGATCTAGATCTAAAGAAACAATTTCATCATCAGCGCCAACAATAGACTCGTTAACAATGTCTCCAATAGCTTCTTCTACTTCTGGTTGGAGAGCCATCTCTCTATATTTTGTCACCAATTCTGCTTCTGTTCTTGCAGTACCTTCTAAATCTACATAGGTACCAAACATGCCACCTTCTGCAACGACGGTAGCACCCTCATCATCTGTCGGTGGAACAAATGATGCTGGTGCATCGTCTTTTAAATCTGCAAGTCGTTTGATTTCAAACCCAAACAGTTTAGCCATAATATTCGCCTTTCAAATAATTTACTTTATGCTCCACCCGCGTTGCCTGTAGTTCCTCCAATAACTTCCCATGAATCATAGGCAAACGTGACGGTGAATTCTTCAATTACATCGGTAGATTCCCATCCCATATCAATAGGTGATACTTCAATTGGGAAGATACCATTAAATTGATATGTTCTAAGGCCAACACCAGTTTTAGAGAACTGTTGTACCGAAGCTGTTGATTTATATAGTGTTGGTGACGCAGCACCAAACTGTCTTAGGTTGTTTTCAAAGCCATTGATCTGATTAGACCACTCTTCCATAGCGTTACGGATGAGAAAGTCTTAATCGTTGATGACTGTGACAGTCCATTCAGCAAAAGTTCTGTCTCCTGCAATTCTTACTTTTCTACCAAAGTATGGTACTTCGATAACTCCAAGTGTTGCTGCAGGAATTTGAGCTGCTTTTACCATGAATGGAACTTTTAGATCTCCTGTTCCATTAGCAGGGTTTGTAATCTGTACTTGAAATAGAGAATTACGAGCCCCACCGAAGACCAGCTGAGATTTGATTTCATTAATATTGAAAGCCATTTCTTATCTCCTTAAACTGATCCGACGACTTCGCTGAACTCTACACCAGAGCGTACAGCAACAAAGTTTAGCTGGATAAAGTTAATTGATCTTGCTGGTTTAATGAAAATGTCCCCAACAAACTCGTTTCTATCAATAACAGATCCAGTATTATTTGTTTCGTCACAAATAACTTTGAAGTCGTAAATACCTCTTCTTCCCTGAATATCTCTCAAGAATGGTTCAACCACATTTTTGAATTGTGATCTAGTAAACTCGTCATTGAATTCAAACAACAAGCTCTGCGATGCTCTTTCAATTGCTTTCTCAAGAGTAATGAACAATCTACGAACATTAATTCTATCAAATGCAGAAGGACGTCCAAGCAACGTTTTATCACCAAACAAGATTACACCTGTACCTGGCATTGTTACGACTGGATTGATGTCGTTTTGATAAAGTAGATCTCTATCAGCCTTGTCAGGATTCCATGCTAGTTTAATAACATTTTTGATTGAGCCTCTTTGTAGTCCCGCAGGTGAGAAGAAGAAGTCTCTATCAAAGTCTGTTCTTGCAATTGTTCCTCCAATGTCACCATTAAGAGGAATCCATCTGTAGACATCGCTGTACTTATCATATTGATATTTGTATCCTGAGTCTAAGATTGCATATGATGAGCTTGAAAGACTGTTTCTGAAGTCAACAATGTTCTGACCTCGATCGATTGTAGCTGTACTTACAACATCAGAATATTCTGGTGAGACGCATACTACACAATCTTTCCTTGTTGATGTGATATTATCAATGATATAATTGGCAATCTGTGTACCATTAGTACCGCCGTGTGTTTTGCC